TCCGTATTGTTTAAGAGTACAGCTTTTTGAGGCCAGTAGGGTCTGTAACCCAAACAGCAGTGGTTCGTATGGTTTGCAGTCTTATTATGATGTTGAAATGACTAACAATAAAAATGGTAATCGTATTATTAACGGTATAGAAATAGATTCAGACGGAGCTGTTGTGGCCTATTGGGTTGCGAACAGAGTACCGTTTGATTTAACTAACCCGTCTGCACTTTTAAAGTGGCAGAGGGTAGAAGCCTTTGGAAGAGTAAGCGGAAAGCCAAATATTTTACAGATATCACATGAAGAACGACCAGAGCAGTACAGAGGTGTGCCAATATTGGCGCCAGTCATTGAAGTACTGAAGCAAGTCAGCCGTTATACTAATGCTGAGCTTACGGCAGCCATCATTAAATCGTTTTATACTTTGTTTTTTACGACTAATAACAATATTGATGATATGAATGATGTCCTAAGTTCAACTTATGGTCAAGCGGAAGCCGTAACACCAGAAGACCTGGCTCATGTTGAAGTTGGTCCGGGAACGCTTAATCTGCTGCCTCCTGGTGTCGATGTAAAATCGATGGATGCAAGCCGTACAATGTCAACTTTTGAACCATTTACAAATATGATGATCAGTCAGATCGGTGCAGCTATTGGAACACCAGCGGAGGTGTTACTTAGCCGTTTTCAATCTTCATACTCTGCAGCACGTGGAGCATTGTTACAAGCTGCCAGCAATTTTAAAACCAGACGTACCTGGTTTGCACGTGATTTTTGTCAGCCTGTTTATGAAGCTTGGCTGGCAGAGGCGGTTGCTATCGGTAGAATTAGCGCTCCTGGCTATGGTAGTGATCCAATCATAACTAAGGCATGGAGTAATGCTGATTGGTTTGGCCCTGTTATGGGGATGCTGGATCCTGTAAAAGAGGTAACTGGTGCGGCCTTACGCGTAAAATATGGTTTCTCTACCGGTGAACGTGAATCTGCGGAACTTACAGGTACTGATTACGATAGTAATATTGATCAGATAGCTATAGAACAGCAAACATGGCGAGCTAAAGGATTAGAACCGCCTAAGGTTGATAATACTGGTGGGAATGGGGGTGATAATGATGGAAAAATTTTGGCAGGTGAGGAATGATGTTAGTAGTGACGCTGAAATATTAATCTATGGACCAATCGCAGCAGAGCGGTCCTGGTTTGGTGATGAGGCAACGCCGCAGCAGTTTGCCCAGGATCTTAACGAACTTGGCGGCAGGGACGTTACCGTACGCATTAACAGCGGCGGCGGTGATGTATTTGCGGCTCATGCTATTCATAATTTGCTTAAGAGCTATAACGGGCGAGTCACGGCGGTAATTGACGGACTGGCAGCAAGCGCAGCAACGGTTGTAGCCGTGGCGGCAGATAAAATCATTATGCCGTCCAACTCGTTGATGATGATCCACGACCCGGCTATCGGCCTTAGCGGATACTATCCTGCGGCAGAACTGTCGAAGTTGGTAGAAGCGCTGGCTACTATCAAAACAAGCATTATCGCTGCCTATCGCAAGCGTTGTAAGGTATCGGACGAAGAAATCGAAAAGATGATGACCAATGAAACCTGGATGGGCGCTACAGAATGTAAGGAAAACGGTTTTGCTGACGAGATCATAGGAGGAGTTGCTGCTGCGTTAAATGGCAATACTTTGGTTATCAATTCAGTGTCTTATGATTTGAACCGTTTTGCAAATAGTGAAGCGGCAAAAAATAAATTTAAACAAAGTGAGGTTAGAGATATGCCAAGTGGTAAATTAGAAAAGTTTCTTAATGCTTTAGGATTGCAGGAACTGTTGGAAGATACTCAGACATCGGTTCCTGTTGGAAATCAGACAACAGTAAATAATACGTCTTCGGCTTCAGCGTCTGATAATATCGAAGCGGTGGAGGCTGCAGTAGTTGCCGAGCGTCAACGTGTACTTGATTTAGAAGCACTTGATGATGGTCAAAATGCCGCGATTACTGCGATTATTAACGAGGCCAAGAAAAGTGGAAAAACTGTTGAGGAAGTAAAAAATTATGTAGAAGCGATTAAAAATGCTGCTCCAGCAGGTGCGGTGGCTAATGCTGCGCAGAATGTTGTAGCCACTATGGTAGCCGACAATAAAAACTCTGGTGTTGATGGCGTTGCTGCCAATCCTGCGGCCGATGAGGCAGCCGTAAGTGCAGCGGCAGATGCGAAAGCATTGGATAAGATGGCCAAGGTAATGAATAGTAAATTTGGAGGTGCGAAATAATGGAAATGATTTCCAACATGAACGGAACTCATTATGATGAGCTTATTGGTGGTACAGCGGTACCGGTACTTACTAAAAACGTAACTCTGAAAGGTGTTACGGCCAGCTATAAGCGGGGCACATTGTTAGCTTTAGTTGGCGGTAAATATGAGATTGTAGATAGCACAGCATCTGAAAGCGGAGCTGATAAAGCATCTGTGATCCTTGCCAATGACATTGTTTTATCCGGGACCGACGTTGTTACTACAGTTTATATCAGCGGTCAATTTAATCGTGAAAAACTTATTGTGGCACAAACATCTGACAATGCCACTGCTCATGAAGAAGAACTGCGTGCGGTCAATATCTATTTGACCAGCGTGAAATAAGGAGGATGAAGATAATGCCTATTAATATTGACAATACCAGAACTTTGCTGCAGGCGATTGAGCGCACCAATCCGCCGACTACGACTTTGATTGATACCTTTTTCCCTGCGGTTAAAACCTTTTTGACGAATACCGTAGATATGGAATACCGCAAAGGTGGTCGCAGAATGGCGCCGTTTGTGGTACCGGGCAGCAAGGGTGTAAATATGAGCCGTAACGGTTCGCAGATCAGGTCTTATAAAGCTCCGCTGATGCGCCCTAAACGGACTATCGAAGCGTCTGATATTGAGCGTCGTGGTTTTGGGGAAGATATCTACAGCACTCGCACTCTGGCAGAACGTGCGCAAGAATTGCGCGCTTATGACATGGCAGAATTGATTGATGCCTGCGTCCGTCGTCAGGAGTGGATGGCTGCACAGCTTTTGATCAACGGTGAATACGAATGCAAAGGCTATGCCGACGATGGTGAAACTGTTGTTGTTGATACGATCACATTTTCTGAATTTGACAATAAAACAACTTTGTCCGGATCGGACACATGGGATAATGCTTCTGCTAAAATTTATGATGTCATGGGTGACGCATCTCAGAAGATCCGCCGCAACGCTGGTATGATTCCTACAGTGGCCCTGTGTTCACAGAATGTAGTATCCTACCTGCTTAATAACGAACAGCTTTATAAATATTTGTTGGTGCCAAGCCGTGAAAATTTAGCACTGATGAGTATTCAGCCGAAGCTGGTACGACCGGAATTGCTGCGAGTTGGTTACATTGAATCCCTTAATCTGGAAATCTACGCTTATGACGGCGTGTACGAGGGGGATGACGGCAATCTTGCCCAGTATATCCCTGATGATCATATGATTATTGGTGTTCCTGGTCGTGGAAAACGTCTCTTTGGCGCAGTAACTCAGCTGGAGGACGATAAACAATTTCGCACCTATGAAGGCACTTACATTCCGAAAGTAACCGGCAATACCGAAAGCGATACGACTACTCTGGCTATGTCCAGCCGCTGCGTAGTATGTCCGGAGTTTTTGGATGATTGGGCGACTTTGAGAGTTAAATAAGGAGGTTTGTAAATGGAACAAGTATTGATAAAGAAATTTTCATTGCGCCGTAATGGAGTGGTTTATAAAGCAGGCACTATTATTGAACTGCCGAATAGCGAAGCTGATGCTTTAGTAAAAGAGGCTCCAAAAGAATTTGAAAAAGTTGCTGTTACCGTAATTTCCGATGCTGATGCAGGTAGCGATAATAGCGAAGAAAAAGCCTTGAAGGATTATTCGAATGAAGAACTTAAGGCTATGTGTAAAGCTCGCGAGATTGAAATTCCGAAAAACGTTAACAAAGCAAAACTCGTTGAGTTGCTTGAAGCAGTAAATAATGCTGAGGAGGGGGCTCTGCCTCCGGTAAATACAGCAGCAACGGTCAAATGAAAACCTTTCGTGAGCAGATAGCCGCAGATAATACTGCGGCTTTTATAAATTTTTTGGAATTTGCCGAGGAACATAATCTTAACGGAATTTTATGTGACGCAATCATACAGGATGTTTCTATTGCAGAAAGTTTATCAACAGGAAATGGAGCTGATCAAACTTATGCAGGGATCTATGGTAGTAGGCTGCAGATAAATTGCTTGGCAGAAGCTTTGCCTGAGCTTCCTGTGTATGGACAGCTTTTCGGCATTGATGATAAGCAGTATCTGGTTGAGAGCTGTGCTGATGATATGGGAATTCTGACTATACAATTGGTGGCGAATGACAGATGATATCTATTGATGCAAAGGAAATAGAGAAAGCGAAGAGTCTGCTTAAGAATTATCCTCAGCAAGTAAAAGCAGCTGCAGCGAGTGCAATAAACCGTACGTCTACAATGGTAAAGACTGAAGTATCTAAAACCATCAGAAAGAACTATCTTATATCAGCAAAAGATATAAAGTCTACTTTAAGTATTAAACGTGCTTCCAGGTCAAAGCTTACTGGGATGATCAGTTCTATAGGGCAAGCACCGTTGATCACTGCTTTTAGAGTACGGACATATAAGAAAGGGCCAGTAAGGGTACAAGTAATGAAAAAAAATAAACCCAAACCAGTTCTAGGTTTATTTATTGGTTCTTCATTGAAAGGCTATGTTGGAGCTATGCAGCGTAAAAATTTAAGTATGCGTTATCCTTTGCGCATACCTCATGGCCCCAGTGTCCCGCAGATGTTTTCAGCAGAAAGCTCAATGAGTGTGATTGCCCCGTTTGCAGAAAAAACATTGAATCAAAGATTTTTACATGAAGTTTCATACCGTTATGGGAAATTTGGAGGACGTTAATGACACAAGTCGAATTGATGGAAAATTTGGCAGCGTTTCTAAAAAATGTTGTCCTGGAATATGAATCTCAGCAATCTGATGGGACTTATTCTCCGATAAATGTTTATCCCGGATACCTGCCGGTGAAAACTAATGCCAAGGAAAGTGAATCATGTATTTATGTGCTGGTTCTTGAATGTGAAGATGGTGATGAGCAGAGTGCAGCAAAGGTTGAAATAGGATTTAGCATCATTGACGGTGATACTTCTGAGGGGTGGCGCAGCTTGTTTAATCTTATGGAACATGTACGTCAGGCTTTGCTTAAAAAGCGTACTGTAGCAAATAAGCATCGACTTATACTACCGATAAAGTCTAAAGTAGTAGAAGATCAACCATTCCCCCAGTGGCAGGGATTAATGACGGTTAGTTATACATTGGGTAAACCAGTAGAGGAGGAAATAAACTATGGCTATTAATAAGAAAAATGTCCAAGCAGTAAAAGCTGAGCGTTTTATTTATGTTGGTCCGTCTTACAAAAACGGAAAGTTATTGAAATATCAGGTCTTCATTGGCGGGTTACCAACTCATATTGATGATGTATTTGAAAAGTGTCCACAAATTAAAAAACTGTTTGTAGCTGTTTCAGAATTGCCAGAAGCTGAAAGGGCTATTGCAAAAGCGGGAACACCTATGAATAAATATTACCAAGCTGCTGTTTTGGCACAAAAGGAGGAATAAGAATATGGCTTATAAACATGGTGTATATACATCGGAGGTACCGACATCGATTGTTCCAGCAGTAAATTCTACTGCTGGTTTGCCGGTGATTTTTGGAACAGCGCCGATTCATCTGGCAAGTAACAGAGCTGAGGTCAATAAACCCATTTTATGTTATACATATGCAGAAGCGGTAGCGGCTATGGGATATAGTGAAGATTGGGAGAAATACACTCTTTGTGAAACTATTTATAGCCAATATTCGCTTTATGCAGTTTCACCGACAGTTTTTGTTAATGTTTTAGATCCCAAAAAACATAAAGCGACGGTCAGTGATAAAGAGGTTCAGTTCAGCAGTGAAAAAACTGTGATTGTAAATGATCCAGTCTTGCTTGAAACATTGAAAGTAAAAAAAGCATCTGCCGGACAACCGTTGACGGAAGGCGTTGACTATGAAGCTGCTTTTGACAGTGATGGGAATTTAGTAATTACTGCATTAAGTGGTGGGCAGCTTACAGACAGTGCTTTTTTGGACTATGAAAAAATTGATCCCTCAGCCGTGGATAAGGATGACATTATTGGTGGTATTGATATCAGTACGGGTGCATACACAGGTCTTGAGAATCTTTCAAAAGTATTTCCTCTGTATCGTTTAGTACCTGGTATGGTGCTTGCTCCTAGTTGGACACACGATCCAGAAGTGGCAGCTGTTATGACTGCCAAAGCAAGTACTATTAACGGTTTGTTTAAAGCTTCTGTTTTGGTAGATGTTCCGGCTGACACAGTAAGAAAATATACCGATGTTCCGGCTTGGAAAAATAATAACAATTATGTTGGAGTGGATCAAATAGTCTGCTGGCCAATGGTAAAACTTGGCGAGAAGAAATATCATCTTTCTACTGCGGTAATGGGTGCTATGGGCATTTTGGATGCAAAAAATGATGATATTCCCTATGAAAGTCCTTCAAATAAAAATATACAAATGGATGGTTTATGTTTGTCTGATGGAACTGAAGTGGTTTTGGATCTGGAACAAGCTAATTATCTTAATGGGCAGGGTGTAGTTACTGCTCTCAACTTTATCGGTGGATGGAAATTGTGGGGGAATCGTACTGGTTGTTATCCTGCAAATACAGATGTAAAAGATAATTTTATTTGTTTACGTCGTATGTTTAACTGGCATGCACAGACCTTTATTCAAAGTTATTGGTCTAAAGTAGATAACCCGATGAACAAACGACTTATTGATCTTGTCGTGGATAGCGAAAATATTCGCATTAATGGATTTGTTTCAAGAGGGTTCTTGCTTGGTGGAAAAATTGAATATTTGAAAGAGGAGAATCCAACAACAGATCAGATGGACGGTATTGTAAGATTCCATACTTATTTTACGCCGCCGTTGCCGGCACGTGTGATTGAAAATACGATCGAGTTTGATACGTCTTATCTTGAGACGTTGTTTGGTTAATGAGGAGGATGAAAGATGAGTAATAATGTTGTTCCGGAAAAGCTAATTAACTTTAGAGCCTATAATGACGGAAATGATCTTCTTGGCGTAACTGATGTCCAGCTACCGTCTTTGGATGCAATGACCGAAACAGTAAAGGGTGCTGGTATTGCCGGTGAGGTAGACAGTCCTGTTTTAGGGCACTTTGGAAGTATGGAAACTGTACTTAACTGGCGTACTATTTCTAAACCTGGAATGAACCTGGCATCTCAAAAGGGGGTTAGCTTAGACCTGCGCGGCGCGCAGCAGTTTTACGATCCTGAAAAAAGTGAGTACGTCGTAAAGGCTGTAAAATGCGTGATCCGCGGCGTGCCGAAAAAAACCGAACTTGGCAAATTAGACGTTGGAACGACTACCGGCTCCAGCAACACCATTGAAACTAATTATATTAAAGTGATTATTGCTGGCGAAACCGTGCTGGAAGTTGATAAATATAATTATATTTCTAATATTGGCGGCACCGATTATTTGGCTGATGTCCGCGAGGCTTTGGGTCTGAATTAAAAATTAAATAAAGGGGCGGCCGCAGAGTGGTGCCGCTTTTAAAATTTGGAGGTAAATGATGAAAGTAGATTATAAAAAACTTAAACAAGGATTGGGAGAACTAACGGGATATGATTTTGCGGCCGCAGAGCAGCAGGCAAGGATTCTTGGAGATGGTACCCCGGAAATTGTGTACTCTAAAACATTCCATGCTGTTATTGCGGCGAAGGTTTTAGGTGTCACAATTGATGATATTAAGGGTTTACCAATTAGGGAATATGTTGCAGTGACTTCTAATGTATCAGTTTTTTTAGTAGGCACTTTGACCGATCAAGCCCTGCAGGAGTTATCCGGGAAATAGCAGTATGCTTATTTGAATATGGTAGTGTTCATTTTTGGTTTAATCAACCAGTGAACGAATTAGAGAAATGGCTTGAAACAATAAGTGCCGTAAATAAAAAAGAAAGCCCACTGCATGAATAATGCTGTGGGCTTTTAACGTAAATATTCTTTCTTTATTGGGGAACGCGAACAAACTTCGTCACAATCTTTTAATACTGCTATCACTTCTGGATCGTGAATGCCATCATATGTGTCAGGATCATAGAGGGGCTTGTAGACGCCATCATATTTAGCAGAAGAATCATATTGTAATGCTTTTTCTTCCCGTCTATTTTTAATCATTGCATGAAAGAACCCGACTATACACATCAATATAAAACCAATACAAAACAAAATTGCAAGAATAATCATAAAGCTCACCTCTTTATAGTTATTATACTATAAATTTTTAATGGAGGCAAAAAATGGCGAATATATTTACGACAGCATTTGTTATAAATGGAATGCTATCTAATAGTTTTACATCATCGACCAAGATGGCAAATTCGCAATTGACAGAATTACAACAGACTGTTAAAAGAATAGATCTTGCTCAAAAAAAATTAAATGCTGAGTTTACTAATGGAGCTATGAGCGTAGAGCAATATGAAAGAAAAATGGGTAGATATCAAGATACGCTTAATAAAACTCAGCAACAACAGAAGTTGTTACAGGATAGATTGAATAAAAAAAATATTGCAAATTCTCAGTTTGTAGAGAGACGCCAAAGTTTCTTAACTACCGCAGCTGCTATTGGCACTATTGCTCAGCCGTTCATCTCTGCAGCTCAGACTGCAATGAAATTTGAATTTGCTATGTCGAAAGTTGGTGCTATTGCAAATGCTACAGGGCCTGAATTATCTTTGTTGACGCAAACAGCAAGGTCATTGGGCGAACAAACAAAGTTTACTGCGACGCAATCCGCTGAAGCAATGAGTTATCTGGGGATGGCCGGTTGGAAGACAAATGAGATTGTTGCAGGTATGCCAGGATTATTAAATTTAGCTGCTGCCGGCAATACTGATTTAGCACGTACTGCAGATATTGTTTCTGATAATCTGACTGCTTTTGGTTTAAGTGCTGATAAAGCGCAACATATGGCTGATGTTTATGCTGTTACTATAACATCCACAAATACTAATGTGGAAATGTTGGGAGAAACGATGAAATATGCTGCTCCTGTAGCACACGCATTTGGGGCATCGATGGAGGAGACAGCCGCTTTAGCAGGTATTATGGCTAATAGTGGCATTAAAGCGAGTAATGCAGGTACAGCGCTGAGAGCTGGTTTAATTAGATTGGCCGGACCGCCTAAAATGGCAAGTAAAGCGCTAGAGCAGCTGGGGCTGTCAATGGAAGATTTGACAAATGAACAAAAAGAAGCTGCAATGGCTTTAAAAACTTTGGGTATTGAAACTGGCAATGCAGAAGGACCTCAAAAGATGGCTATCATAGTAGGCCAATTGCAAGAACGAATGAAAGGATTAAGTAAAGAAGAACAGCTGGCTATGTCGAAAGCTATTTTCGGGCAGCAGGCAGCAGCGGGGTGGCTGGCAGTACTACAGGCAGGACCTAAAGTGCTTGGTGATTTGACAAATTCTTTAGTTAACAGTGATGGTGCGTCTGAAAAAATGGCAAAGCAGATGAATGCTAATGCAGAAGGTGCAATTATACGTCTTTCTTCGGCATTTGAGTCGTTGCAAATATCATTAGCAAATGGATTTTTACCTGTCATAGCTAATGTAGGTGATTCTTTAGCTGTATGGACGGGGAAGTTATCGGCTTTAGCTACAGCACACCCAATAGTAGCACAGGGGATCATATACACTATTGGAACTTTTGGGTTATTATGGCTTACATTTAAAACGGGTAGAGCTATTATCTCCGGCTATAATGCGTTTATGGCTACCTGTGCTTTATGGCAGACGACTTTGGGAAATTGTACGGCAGTATTAAGATCAAAAACAATGCTTCTTGCCGGCACACAAAGGACTGTGGCTTTGGCAACGAAGCTGTGGAGTGGTGGAATGATGTTGGTAAATGCGGCTATGGCAGCTTGCCCTATTGGTTGGTTATTGATTGGAATCAGTTTATTAGTCGTTGCCGGAACTATTTTATACAGGCATTGGGATACAGTCAAACAGTTCTTTACAACTTTGTGGGACAGTCCAATAGCTAGAATAGCCTTTTTTGTCACTGGGCCTGTAGGTTGGATCATTGGCGCGGTTACTGCAATAATTGCTAACTGGGATACATTAGCGGCATATTGGAATTATTTTTGGGATAATCCATCTGCTGCAATATTTAGATTCACAAGTTATATTCAGGAACAATTTACAAGTGCAGAAACCTGGCTTCGCGAAAAATGGCAATCCATTAGTAATTTTTTATCTACACCTATTTTTGGCAAAGTTAATATTACGGCATCCGGTAATGGTGCAGAGGTTGCAGAAAATGCGTATGGCGGTATTTATGGCAGGGGGACATTTCTTACTACTTTTGCGGAAAACTCTGGTGAAAGCGCGATACCGCATATTCCCAATAGACGTAATATAGGATTGTTGGCCAAAACTAATGAAATCATGGGGAATCCATTGGGAGCTGGTGGCGGAATAACGGCTACATTTGCGCCGCAGATCACCGTACAAGGGAATGCCGATACTGCTGAAATTTCAACTTTATTAGATCAAAAAATGCGTGAATTTAAAGCAATGTTGGCAGAAGTGCAGAATCAGAACAGGAGGCTTTCATATGGCTAAAACCTATTACACAATCCAAGGCGATATGTGGGATGGTATAGCAAAAAAGTTATATGACGATGAAAGTGGCGTAAATGCGTTGCTGGAAGCAAACCAACAATATGCTGACATAGTTGTTTTTCCAGCAGGTATTATTTTGGATGTGCCGGATTATGAAAAGCCTACCCCAACTAGTTTGATACCACCATGGAGGCGTTAAATGGAAGCACGTAGAATATCGGCGATCATAAAATATAATAATAAAGATATCTCAGTTGATATCAGTAAATATCTAAAAAGCATCAGCTATACCGATAATCTATCGGGAGAAGCCGATGATTTGCAGATAACACTGGAAGACAAGGCGGGTCTTTGGCAATCGACATGGATGCCGGAAAAAGGAGCACTTCTAGATGCAATGCTGCAGCAAAAATATTGGCAAACTTTGTCGGCGTTAGCACAAAGTTTGCGTTTGGGATTGTTTGAAATCGATGAAATAACAAGCAGCGGCTATCCGTCAGAAGTACAAATAAAAGCAGTTTCCGTGCCTGATAATAATACTCTTAGAGGTATTGAACGTAGCCGGAGTTGGGAAAAGGCAAAGCTGCAGGTAATCGCTAATGATATAGCTTCAGCTGCAGGAATGTCATTGTTTTGGGACACAGAAGAAAATCCGGTGCTGGATAGGGCAGAACAGACAGAACAGTCTGATCTGTCTTTTTTATATGCAATTTGTAAGGATAAAGGTCTGGCATTGAAAATAAGTGATAAAAAAATCATTGTTTTTGATGAAGCAAAATATGAAGCGGAAAAAGCAAAGATAACAATAGTAAAACCAGGTACCATTTATAAAAAAGAGTCTGGAATGAAATATTTGTTTGTTGGTACTGGCTACAGTCTGCGTACTAAAATTAGAGATATTTATGCTGCCTGCAGAGTTAATTATCAGCAGGGCAGTTCGAAATCTAATATTGAGGCAACTTATACTGCTGCTGGTAAAAAGGGAAAAACATTGCAAGTAAATGAACAAGTTGAAAGTGTTGTGGAAGCATTAAATTTAGCAAAAAAACGGTTGCGCGAAAAAAATAAAGACGAAGTTACTGGATCTTTAAATATGTTGGGAAACTTTGTCTTATTATCTGGGGTTACAGTTAATTTATTAGGATTTGGAGCTTTTGATGGTAGGTACTTGATAACCAGAGCATCACATGATATTGGCAGCGGTTATACGACAAATATTGATGTAAGAAGGTGTTTAAATGGATACTAATTTTATAAAAAACATAATTCGTATTGGGAGAGTATCTTCTATTGACGTCAATACAAATACTGCAAGAGTAGCTTTTTCTGATAAAGACGATTTGGTATCTGGTAATTTGATGATTGTAAATCGTGGCAGTATGGTTGACAAGGATTACTGGATACCTGATATTGATGAACAAGTTCTGTGCTTAATGCTGCCAAATAAAAGTGGACAGGGACTGAATGAGGGTTTTATTATTGGCTCATTTTTTTCAGCAGAAGATGGGCCTCAGGAGCGAAGTGCTGATGTAAGGGCTATAAAATTTGGTGATGGTACTGTCATAAAGCATGATCGTAGCACTGGAAATTTAACGATAAATGCTACAGGTGATATTAGTATTATTGCTGCGGGAACGTTGACCATTCGCGGTGCTGCGGTGAATATAAATTAAGTTAAATATTAGAAAAAATTATGTTATAATAACCCCATAAAATGATATTTTGTGAGGTGTTAAAATGGAATTTGGCAAATATGGTCATTGCGCTATTATGGCTTTTGAACTGATGAAAAATGAGGGAATATCGGCAAGAGAAGCGTGGCAAATTGCAGCTGAAAAGATATTTGAAGGGTGTCCAAGCAGTATTGCGAAAGGTTGTCCTAAAAATGCTTTTTTGAGTTTAATGGGGCAAAATAACAGAAGAAGTAAAAATGGAACCTATGCTATGGAGGCATTAGATATTATAGATAAACTAGGAAAAGACGATATTGATAATATTTCACCAAATAAATTTTGGCGCGACTACATGGGCAAAGAAATAAGTCATAATCATCAGATTGATGTTGTTTTTGCACTTAGAAGCAAAGGGTATATATAATAAAAAAGCACTCCTTAAGGAGTGCTTTTTATATGGGAAAGTTAATGTTTATGGTATGTTCCGGTTCTTCTATCCCAATGTCCACCGTTAGAATCCGTTCTACCTGGATGAGCAAACGCCGTAGCGGCTAAAGCTAATGTAAAAACTAAAATTAAAAATAGGGCAGTTAATTTTTTCATATAGAACACTTCTTTCTAAATAATATTACAGCCTGCTTTTCACAATTATATCACATTTATAAACGAAAATAAAACAGCTCGTAGGCTGTTTATAGTTGATTTTCATGATAACCATTTATGGCTTGTTTGATGGGTTATTTGTATGGAGTTACGCAAGGCGTTCATAAAGAACGGCAAAGAAGAAAAAGTAGATAATCGCTAACTAAAGCGTCCTTATTTTAAGGGCGCTTTTTTATATACAAAAATACTTAAAGGAGGTGGTTAAATTGCAGGCGACAAGATTAGGCGATACTGATACAGGACATGATGCTTGCCCAGGGACTGTGCTTGTGAGTGCCAGTACGAATGTAATAATTAATGGTAAAGGTGCTGGGCGAGTCGGCGATAGTTATTCTCCGCATGGATGTATTGTGCATCCATCGCATACGGCACATATCATCAGCGGTAGTAGTACGGTTATCGTTAATGGTTTGGCTGCAGCTAGGGTTGGGGACTCAATAGATTGTGGTGGAACAGTAGCTACAGGCAGCCATGATGTTATTATAGGAGGTTAATATGCAAATCGGTTCAATTGGAGATATTCCATTTGTAGTGTCGCATGATTATATGCTGACGTTCCATGATTATAGTCGCTCTGGGTCAAGCAGGTGGGTAAAGCATGATCTTATTGGCAGGAAACCTATCTTAGAATTTATAGGGCCAGATGTAGAAAAAATAAGTATGAAAATACAATTGAGGTCGGATCACGGTGTAAGCCCAGAAATGGAGCTAAAACGTCTTAGAAAAATGCGAGATGAAGGTAAAGTTTTTCCTTTTATTCTTGGAGGGACACCTGTTTCTAATGAATATTGGGTACTGGAAAGTATTGGAGAGGATGTAAGTTACTGGCGTGCTAACGGCAAAATATTATCAGCTACAGTAGATGTATCTCTACAGGAGTATTCAACGAAGGGAGCTGAATAATAATGGAACTAGAGATTTTTGCAGGTCGGATGGCAGGTATTGATTTTGCACCGCATACAAAAGAAGCAGAGATATTGCAAAATTGTAGTACTATTTTGAGTACTTCAAAATTTAGTGTGCCGCTGGATCGCGATTTTGGTGTTGATGCAACTTTTGTCGATAAACCTATTTTGTCAGCGAAAGCTAAAGTTGAAAGCGAAATTTTTACTGCATTAAAGAAGCACGAACCAAGAGTAACAGTGAAACAGGTTGAATGGTATGCTGATGCGGAAGGAATAATCAGAGCGAAAGTGAAGGTGGTTATGGATGAGACTGAATGATCTGCCTGATATTGATTTTGTCAGTGCTGATGAACAAGAAATATTGGCAGAAATCATAAATTTATACACCTCAATAACTGGAAGGCCACTTACACAAGGTGATCCTGTCCGGTTATTTTTATATGTGATTGTATTGATTGTTGTAATGTTATGTAACAAGATTAACTACACTGGGAAGCAAAATCTGTTGCGTTATGCAGAAGGGTCTAATTTGGATCATTTAGGCATACTTGTTGGTGTAGAGCGTATGGGAGAGAAGTTTGCAATTACAACAATGAAAATAACATTATCTGAGGCTAGAGATGTAGCGACGATTATTCCAGCAGGAACACGTGGGACAGCTGGTGATAATGTGTTTTTTGCAATCAATCATGATGTGAGTATTTTGGCTGGAACGATTGAAGCCGAAGCTGCAGCATCTTGTACAGTTGCGGGGACTGTTGGTAATGGCTATTTACCAGGAGAAATCAATAAGATTGTTGATCCTATACCGTATGTGGCAAAGATGGTAAATATAACGATGTCTGAAGGCGGTGCAGATATTGAAACTGATGATTTGTTGAGAGAAGCTATACGTGAAGCTCCTGAAGGATTTTCTGTTGCTGGTCCTGTAGGCGAATATATAAGAATTGCAAAACGTGCGTCTACTTTGATTGTTGATGTATCTGTAACTACGCCAAAACCAGGACAAGTTCTTATTGTCCCGTTGCTTAACGAGGGAGGTATACCAGGTGAAGAAATGCTTAAAATTGTCGAAACTGCGTGTAACGAAAGGTCTGTTAGGCCCCTTACCGATCAAGTGATTGTGAAAGCACCTGATATTGTTAAATTTAATGTTGAAGTGACATATTACATTAACCGAGCAGATGAGGCACAGTCTATTTCTATACAAAGTGGAGTTGCAAAAGCTGTAAATGATTATGTTATATGGCAGAAGTCTAAGTTAGGTAGAGATATCAATCCAGATGAATTGATTAGTCTTATAAAAAAAGCCGGTGCAAAAAGGGTTGTTATAGCATCTCCAAATTTTCAAGTAATTGCGGAAAATAACATAGCGATTGCTGAGAATGTCAGTGTGATATTGGGAGGTATGGAAGATGAATGAGTTGCATAAGTTAAACCTCAAGGAACTTCTGCCTTCCAGTATAGCTGGGGATGAAACAATAAGAAATATTTGTGATGCAATTGTAGAGAAATTGCAAATGATAAACGAAAAAGCAAATTTGGTTTTATTGTTGCCACGACTTGATCAATTACCAGAAAATCTAGTTGATGAACTGGCTTGGCAGTATCATGTAGATTTTTATGATTATGCTGCAAGCCTTGATAAAAAGCGCGCGTTAGTACGAAAGGCAATAGAGTGGCATCGGAGAAAAGGGACCCCTGCTGCAGTAGAGGAAGTGTGCGCAGCCGTTTTCAAATCAGCAAAAGTTTATGAGAATTGGGAATATGGTGGAGAGCCGTATCATTTTCAAGTAAGAATGATTTCAGAAGGTATTCCGGATAAATCGGTTTTAGATAATTTGTATAGGGCAATTAAAGAAAGTAAGAATGTGAGGAGTTGGCTTGATGCTTTAAGTTTTGACCGTCAAATAGCTGGCTCCTTATTTGTTGGAGGGGTTTATTCTTCAATGAGAAAGGTGGAGATTTTTCCATCACAGATAAAGCCACAGATTTTAAATATCAATAATTATTTTGGAGCTGCAATCTATGTACACAAAGGAGTTGAAGTAACATGCCAAACTGGGCAAATTTAATGTTGACTAAACAAGGAAAGGTATTACAGGCAAAAGCTATTGCTGGTAGTACATTAACGATCACTAAGATGAAATTGGGTTCTGGTATTATTCCAGATGGAGTATCACCAGAAGATCTTACTGATTTGATTCAACCCAAACAAGCTTTAGGATTAACAGCAATTAGTGTTAATGGGGGATTGGCTAAAATTCAGAGTATTGTTACTAATGCTGAACTTTCAGAAGGGTATTATATTCGTGAGTGTGGTGTATTTGCAAATGATCCTGATGTTGGGGAAATAATGTATGCAATAATGACAGATACATCTCCGGATTTTCTACCTTCGGCATCGAGTTCGGTTGTGATTTCAGAAGAATTTAGTATTAATGTAGTAACGGAAAACATGGCTAATATTACGGCGATTATTGATCCTGAAGGTATAGTCACAGTGGCTAAAGCAAGAAAAATTGCAGAAGATAAAGTTGCTGAACATAATGAAGCTCCAGATGCTCATCCAAATGATTTTAACTTAAAAGGGCTTACTATTGGAAAAGATAATGTTATTGCAACTAAAAAGGGAGATTTCCTAACTCTTTTGGCAGGGAAAGGAATTAATTTACTTAGCGATATTAAAAATAAGATAATCACGGTCGTTGGAAAAAGTAAGAATGCGTGGAATCCAAATGAGGAAATTATAGCCGGTGATATAAGATATACCGAAGACGGTAACGGTCCAAGTTGGGCTTATTTGTTATGTAAAACTGCAGGAACCACAGGTACCGTTGAACCAATTTTAGCAGCTAATGCTGTTGTAGGACAAGAGATAAATGACGGCAGTGTTGTATGGACGGTACAAAAAAACAGTAATGCATTAAGCTTTGCTGGAAAAGAAGCAGATCTTTTTGCATTATTAAATAGCCCTGATTTTAAGGGAACTCCTACAGCGCCAACCGCTGCAAAGACAGTAAATAATACTCAAATTGCTACAACTGCTTTTGTTCATTTGCTTGCTGGAGCTGCTAATAATGGTGGCATAGTTGATTCGTTGTTAGCGCAAAATGGCTATGTAAAATTCGCAAATGGCTTAATTCTACAGTGGGGATATGGCAATTCCGAATCGACACAAACATTTCCTGTTAAATATCCTAAAACTGTAATTGGAATATATGGGAGTAAGAGAGCCATAAACTATGAATATACCTTTGCGGCAACGAGCATTACAAACACTAATTTTTTCATGGCTACACGTAACGCAGAGGGGAACAGTAGGGTTATAGCTTGTAACTGGCTGGCTATCGGCCAATAGCAAACCAAATGAAACTACCAAACCATGGATCACCGCCATAATCTTGTTTGTATACGTTGAATTTGGATGTGGTCCAATTACGTGGCTGTACCTCCGAATCGTATTTTGTCGGATTATTAGTATCGGTGTTTCTTAGTCCGCAAAATAGGGCAAAACAAGCAGAATTAAAATTCACAGGAAATGCGTACCAACCGCTTTCCCCCTCGTTTCCGTTGTTGCCAGCGTTATTAATTCCCCACTGTTGCTAAGCACCTAAAAACAAATAGAAAATGTTTGCATTTGCATAACCAGTACCAGCGTTATTGGCATACATATAAATTTTAAAATTAGTATTAGTTACGTCAGTTATTGTTGCATATTCTGCAGCTGCGACCGGATCTCCGTTGAATAAAGCTACACCACCAAAGGATTCGTTGAACGGAACAGGGAAGGTTATAATCTTAAGATTAACAGTATCTCCTAAAATTTTTCCCCACTGTACAAAAAGAAAGGATGATAAAAATGGAAAAAGAATTTAAATATTACATTATACTTGATAAGGAAGGAAAACGCGTATCTCCAGGATACCGTGAAGATGGTGATGTACCAGAAGATGTAAAAGAAAACGGGTTTTTAGTTACAAAATCTGAGTTCACAATGCTATTAAATGGTTATTATAGAGATCCAGAGACCGGAGAATATAAAGAAATACCACCATATGAGCCAGGGCTTGATGAATTAAAAGATTCTAAGTTATTGGAAGTTGATGCTTGGACTGCAAGTAAAATTACAGGAGGTTTTATATCTGAATGTAGTGGAGAGATGGTAAGATACGACAGCGATAAGGATACGCAGCTCACAGTTTCTAGTGATCTTAATACAATCAATTCAGCTCCTGATAAGTTTTCGGAGTATTATCCAAATGGTTATCCTATGAGAGGCTATCCTGATGGTGGAACCGAAAAAACAATTTATTACCTGACTGTTAAACAACTCATTCAATGGAATGTGGATTTGGGATTACATAGAGGGGCCTGTAAGCAGGCTGGCTGGGAGAAACAAGCTTTGGTTGATGATGCTGATAGCAAAGAAGCTTTAGATGCCATAATTTTAGAAAAATAATAGTGAAAGGCTGAAAAAGCGCATAGATACTGCGCTTTTCTAATAAAAATTGATGCAAAAATATCATACCGAATTCAAACCGCCTGCTATCCTGAGAAACCAAGGGATACAGGCTTTTTTGTTGCGTAAATTCGTGCCGGGTTAATACCACTTAGAGCTGTCAAATGAGGTCTATAGCCTTTTTTAGCTCATGGAGGGACTTATGAGTATAAACCCGTTTAGTAACTCCTTGACTGGCGTGACCAAGGATACGCTTGACTGCGGTATCATTGGCCCCTGCATTATCCAGCATAGTAGCGCATGTGTGTCTGCATTCGTGCGGCGTATGCTTACATCTACTAGCGGCCATGACAGAATCGAAGCGTGTTCGGTATTGATGGTAAGTAAGTTGACTGCCTTCGTCTGTAGTAATGAGATATTTACCTGGCTGCTGCATCCAAAATTCAAAATAGGGTATAGTTTTTTTTGATATTGGCACAGCACGATTTCGACCGGCAGCAGTTTTTGACTCTCGAACGATAAAATATCGCTGTCGCAGTTTGACGTCCGTTTTGACGATAGATAACAGTTCGGAGGTGCGAACACCGGCATATATCATCATGAGCACCGTCATAGCCCATTTATCGCCAAGCTTTTTTACTCTGTTGATTTGTCGAGTATTAAAAGGCGTTTTAGGGTATTTCACTTTATGTTGATCGATGTCGATGTACTGACTTATGTCTGCTGTTGGTGAGATGATCTCATACTTAACTGCGTAAGTGTAGCAATGGTGCAGTATTTGCCGGACTTTCTTTTGCATTGCGTATAATGCGCCAGATTCTCTTGTATCACGAATAACAGCTTGCAGGTCACCGATTTTTAATTCGGCAAACTTCTTGCCATACAATCTATGGCAGTGTTTGTATGCCGAAAGGTAATTAACCTGTGTAGTTTTGGCCAGTTTTGGAAATCTCTCGGCCCGCATAAGCTCAAATACTTCCGAGAAAGTAATCAATGCTGGTGCGAAAAGAGAAGGGTTTTTGTGGTACTCGGCCAAAAGAGCTAATCCTTCTATTTCTGTGGCTGTATCACCGATTGATTTTTGACGGCCGTTGATTGTGACTTTTACAGACCATGGACGGCGGCGGTTACCGTCAGTTCTTAATACCACACTACCAAAGCCGTTAGGTAATTTCATGCGTTTTCTTTTTTTAGTATTCAAAATATCACGCTCCTTTAAGGAGCATTATACAGGAGGCAAAAATGAACTGGGAATCTTTTAAATTTGCGGCAATAGGTGCCGTACAGACTTTGACACAAGGGTGGTCGTATAAAGCTTTGATTGCGGCAATGTTGGCTATGATTTTGCATAAGCATGCTATATTGTTTTACAGCTTTGCTTTCTTAGTGTTTGTTGATTGTTTTACAAAATGGGTTGCAATATCGTATCTTCATCTAAAAGATAGTGGTATTGAAAATCCGACTATTCTAGAATCTATTAAAGGAATAAAAAAAGCTAGGGCTGCCAAAAAGATAAAAAGTGAAGTTATGAAACACCGTTTCCTTGGGAAAATCGGTGTTTATTTAATTTGTGCATTATCTGCAGCTGTTGTTGATGTAGTTATGAGAGTTTTAGACAAACCGACTTGGGCTGTTATGACGGTTATTGGATATCTTGTTGTAACAGAGCTGCTCAGCATTATTGAAAACTTAAATGATGCCGGCGTGGAAGCTATGAGCGGATTAGTCGCTTTTGTTAAAAAGAAACTATGAGAATTGCAGTTAAATTTTGAAAGGAGCGTAAAAAATGAAAGTATTTATAAATCCAGGGCATATGCCAGGCGTTGACCCTGGTGCCGTGAATCCTAATAGTGGTTTAAAAGAATGTGATGTGGCATTAGCAGTAGGGAAGCTTGTTGAATATTACTTGAAGAATGCCGGTTGTGAGGTGATGCGTCTGCAGAGCGATAATTTAAATGGTGAGTCTCCAACTTATCCTAATGTTTGCCAAACGGCAAATGACTGGGGAGCTGATGTTTTTGTCAGCTTGCACTGTAACGCTTTTAACGGCTACGCAAGAGGTATTGAAACGTTGGTGTTTAACTTTGGTGGGCAAGCCGAACGATTGGCTGCTTGTGTGCATAAGCAACTTGTTGATACTGAGCAGAGTATAGATCCACAAATACCAGATCGCGGGCTGAAACAACGTCAGAATTTATCTGTGCTGAGAAATACCGATATGCCGGCTATTCTTATCGAAATGGGTTTTATTGATAACGATCACGATGTTATTTTGCTGGAGAATAAACAAGATGCGATTGCAAAGGCTATTGCACGTGGAGTAACCGATTACGCAAATTTATAAAAGTAATGGCAAGATACTACTTCACATTACGAAAAGTTGATTTAGCATTAGAAGTACTTTGATTTGTATTGATACTCGTGTTAATGCAGAAAGTTGTGAAATTTATAGAACAGGTTGTATAGTTTTTGAAGGGAAAATTTAATGTTTATCGAATAACTATATTAAATTTTTATTAATATGATTATTCAAAGGTGAAGTATATGGCTGTTTACACAAAAAGAAAATCTGATTCCTTTTGGGAAAACTATAAAGCTATAAATGCAGAATTACGGAAAAGTTTATTTTGTATTCCACCATATCAGTGTGTAACAGGTAAATTGGTTAGCGAACTTGCGTATGAGCTTAAGCAAGGGAATTTGTCAGCAACAAACGTAACATGTAAAATTTTGTCGCCCGGACAAAGAGCTTATCAGGTAGAGTATCGATATAAACAATGCAGGATATTCACGCCTTTTATGTCTGTTATAGAATATGCATGCTTTGATGCAATGAATGGCAACGAAATATGCGCTTATATGACACTTCTACCGCTTGTTGAAGCTGTTCTTAGAAAATGGGCTGATGAAGATTCCGCTCTTTCGTTTAATAAAATGAAAGGTTTTGCACTTTTGCTAGATAAGTATTTGAAGGAGAAAGAATACTATCTTGATGATAGATGTGTTATAACTGATGAACATATAGAATATTTGCGATATATTCTTGGTGAAGTGTTATATGAAGATTTTGATGCTTACGAAAGTAAGAATTTTTCTATGATTTTTAATAGAAATTTAACTAGCCATAAACTGGAAGGAACTACTAACCGTTCTGAAGTCCTGTTTAATATGTGTAGAATACTATTAGTTTTGGACATTATAGCAGAGTTGTATCTTATGCAATATCCGAAGTTATATTGGGATAATGTTTTTTATGTAAATCCAGAGAATGACAAAGACTATCAAGTTCGTTTTAATTTATATGTGAAGCTTTGCATGTTATCCATAGGACCAAATGATTTGCTTTTAATTGATAATTTATTTTTATCTAGTGTAGATGATAATATAAAACAGGTGGAAATTGATCGATTATCAAGGGATATTAATAGGATTATGAATTCTGCAAAATAGTATATTGAATAATTTGAAAAAATTTAATTTAAGCACTTTGCGAAAGCAGAGTGCTTTTTCTATGGAGGAATAACATGTATGAAAAAATCAAAAGTTGGATATCTAATAATCGCTTTCTTGTTGGTATGGGTGTTTGTGCAGTTCTTTTTCTTGCCTGCTATTTGTTCAGCCGAGCCGGTATACGTGATAACGGAAACAGAACTAACGACCCTGGAACAAAACTCGAACAGGCAGTTAGCAATCAGCAGTCAATTAGCAGCGGAATTGCAGATAGCAAAAGAACGGTTGAAAGTATCGGATCAGGAATTGACCGAAGCCAAACTGCAGAAAGAGCTGCTGCAGAAGCAGTTGACCGAGCTGGAAGCCTTGTCGAAGAATCAAGAAAACTTGCAGAAAGAAATATTGAAATCCTTGCCACCATCCGCACCAGGGGTCCTACGGGAAGTAGGACTGAAAATTGATGTTGATCGCTATGTTATAGGTGCCAGCTACGGAGTGAGCCGCCGGATAGGTAGCAAATATATAGGATTTCGAGGCGAGTATGATTGGCAAGATAAAAAAACTGGTGTGTGGGTAACATATGCGTACTAA